AGTTTTGTGACCCTGCTCTTATCTGCCTGAACCTCTTGCTCATCACGAAGCCGTCACGCTTTGCCTGTCGAATCTTCACCGTTTTTTTATGCTTGGGTATTTCTCTGCTTAATACGTACATCATCCCCCCTGGCTTTCGCCTTTCAACAGCTCCGGGTCATCGTGCCGGTTGCCGATAATTTCGCCGTAAAAACCATACAGCCCGGCATAGCCCGTGGGTATCTTGTACCAAAACTTAGCCCCGTCATCGTGCCATTCAATCACGACTCGGCTCTCGCCTTCCTCAACAATATCACCCTCATATATCTCCTTGCCGGTCTTGTCCTTTAGGCCGGTGTATTGGCCTACTGTTTCAGGATCTACCTTATGGCACACGAGCTGAAAAAACACCCCAATCTTTTCCTGCCGGTAGATGTATTCCTTTGCCCATTCTTCATCATGCACATACCAGCCAAAGACCCATTCACCGTTATCAGATCGCTTCCCTCGAAACTTTTTCTCTCTCATGCGTTTACCCTTTTATTCTTTCTCATATCTCTTCCCGCAGAAAGGACAAAATGTCGGGACCAATATCCCCTCGCTTTCTTTAACGGCCAGCGTGCCGTCCCTTTTCTTCTTGCGATAGATATACTTGAATTCCGGATATAGCTTGCCGCCCGCGCTTGCGTTGATAAGTCCCGCAATGTGTGCGTCATCATCACCGGTCTTTTCCCTTAATGCAAGATTGAACTTCTTTACGCATTCACACATGAGCATTTACCTCGCTTATGAGTTCACGAAGTTCAACCGGCGTAACCGTGGTCAACGGGTTTGCTGCCACAAAAATATACCCCTCTTCTTCGAGGGATGGCTTATATGCCTCGATGCACACCATAAACATTGTGCACTGCAAATGCCCAGACACAACATGTTCATGGATGAGGAAACAAGGCTCGCCCTCAACCGGCTTCATCGCGTCGGCTACTAAGGGGTATGGGATGGTGATTTCGACCCGGTCTGACTCGAACCCATCAGCATACAAAAGTATGAATCTTTTACAGGTTAATTCGGCACACACGGCTGATAGTTGCCAATCCGCCTTGAGAACCTCGCCCAAAAACATCGCGCCGACTAAAGGGTCCCTCGTTACAAGGCCGGTGTCGGTGAAGGTGTAATTCATTTCGGCTCTCCTATTATTATTTCGACTACTCGCGGTGTTGTGAAATTGCGTAAAACTATCACCGTTATGATAATCGTGGTTGAGTTGTTGGCCGTAAATGCTATGTCAGCAAGGCTCATCGGACTCTCCTTTGATTGCTTCAAGGGCCTGCCTTGCCGTGCCTCCACTGTCTTCCATCACAGGCATCGCATAAGTGAAACTATCTTCATCCCAATTCGTCTCATTAGCATAAAACTCCAACGCTTCCCGCAGTACCCGGACCTGCTCGGTGAGTGTTTTATTTTCCGCCTCCGCCTTTTCGAGCAGCTTGAAAATCTCCCTGTTGTCCAGACTTAGGAGGAGGGTCTGTTGATGGGCGAGGTCGATAATGCGCTGTTCTATTTTGTCTAACTGATTCTTTTCGTCCGGGTATTTTTTCATTTCGGCTCTCCTTTGATTGCGGTAAGGATTCCGGCAGCAATGTTTTCTGCTTGCTGTCTATCGTATGGTAAGACGTGTAGGAGTTCATCGGCTAAACGAAGAAACGTTCCCCTCAGAACTAAAATGTCATCATTATCATGTAAGCCTAAATTTATCGTAGTGCCATTATGGTCGAAAACCACCTCTTTGAATCGAGAACCATCTGCATGATTTATTTTCAGTTTCATAATTATTCTCCTTTGATTGCGTCAAGAGCGTCTTGTGCTTTATCTCCCGAATCAGCATAGACCTCTGAGTTTTCCCACGCACTATAACTACCATTATCAAGCCAATTATCAATAAGGGCATAAAATTTCAACGCTTCCCGCATGAGCTTGTTATTTTCCTCCAGCACGCATTCCCGCTGTTCGGCAAGGTACAGGTCAGCTTTCGCAGTATCGCGCTCCTGCTTGTAGTTTGCCATTTCATGAAAAAACTGTTCGTTCTGCTCGGTGAGCTTGGTATTTTCATTACCCCGCTTGTCCATCTCGGCCTTGTAGGTGTCGGCGTTCATTTCGCTTACTCGGAACTTCTCGTAAACCTCGTCCCTGTCGTCGCACTCTTTTTTTACGGCGGCGGTAAGTTCTTTATTTTCGTCGGTGAGGTGGCCTACTTCTATCTCCGCGTCGGCTAAATCCTGCCGTAGCTCTGTGATTGTTCCGCGTAATTCGTCTATTTGTATACGTATCGCATCAGTGTCAATCATCGGGTGACTCGAATTCGTGGTAAGCCTCAATCCATCCGTCATATCCGCGCAACTCGGATTCCTCGTCCAGCATAGAAATAATGATACGCTGACCACCTTCATCATCCTCAACCGGCCAAGGATCACAACACATGACAAGGTCCATCAAGGCTCTAAACTCTTTATCTTTCATCGGGTGACTCCTTGGGTTGAAGGTCCGAAACTGCTTCTTCAAAGGTTTTCCCTGTTGCGTAGTTGTCGATATATACAACCAGTTCGCCGTTCTGATAATATTCCTCAACCTTGTGACCGTCTACCATTTTCTTTCTTTCTGGATCCATACCTTGTTCTCCTTGGACGGGGTAAGTTTTTCTATCAGCTTAATTGCTTCATGCGCTTTAGCCGCACACTCAAAGGCATCGCTGGCATTGTCTATCGTATACCGCAATGACACCATGGCTATTGCTATTTGCTCGGTTAGGCGGTCTACTTCGTGACAAAGGTCGGTCATGATTTCGTCAGGCTCATCCTCAAACTCGCCGTTCTCAATCGCGTGGAGAATCGCTTTCGTATCAGTCATCGGTATTCTCCTTGGGCGGGGTGGTGAGTGGTTCTAAAAACTCAAGACAATATTTATGCAAAACAGAATCTTTGGCCGTAGACTCCTTGGTGAGCATAATCAACTTTTTCACATCCTCATACCGCCCTACCTGCTCTTTCAGTTCGGCATTGTCTCCGGCATAATCGACTAATGACTCGTCTTTGATGTCGAGCATACGTTTTATATTGACTATCTCAGCCCTTGCTTGAATAAGCTCCTCGCTGTTCTCTACGTCATTCTTATCTTCCCCACAAAACTCACATTCCTCTCTACCCGTATTAAGATTCAATTTCCATTTATGCCGACACGGTTCCATGCCTTCCGGCTCTGCTTTTGTAGTCAATATTTCCGGGTAAGCGGCGCGGTTTTCCATAGCCTCTGCGGGTATTCGTATGCCTTCCGGCTCTGCTGGTTCTTCTGGTTCGGGGAAATTATCCCTCATCTCGCAAGCAGGGCATTTGCCGTCTTCAAGGTCACAGCCACATTCTCCGCACATCGCGATATACTTCTCTACCCCCGGCTTTTTGGGTTCCAGGCTTTCGGCTATGGTCTTCATGCCCTCAGGATGACAGAGGATGCAGTCACAATCTGAGGCGTGCATGGTTTTAGATAATGGCTCTATTGGTTCCGTAGGTAATGGCCTGACGCCTTCGTCAACTACGTGGGCCGGTGAGGGTATCCATTTGACGCTTGGGATGGTTCCGCACCCACCGCCGAATTTGAGACACTCAAATATGTTGTCTTTAGAATTAGGTAGTGTTCCGCCAAGTAAGCCCCTGCCGTCACTCCAATTCTTACCACAAACCGTGCATACCCAATTCCCATCATCATCTAACCGGGACTGATGTTCGGGAAGCATGATGTCGTCTGATGAGGGGAATACCTGTTCCTCAAGTTTCTTGATGCTGGCCTCTACATTACCTACCCGCACTTCAAAAGGTCTTGCCGGATGCCCGTCATAGTCGTAACCACGCTCAAGGGCATCGAGGCGGGGGTCGTGGTTGTTGTAACCTTTTATTAGTTCGTTTACCTTCCCGATAACCTGATTGGTAATATACTCAGTACTCGAATCGCGCTCTAACCGCATCCAGTCTATCTTATTCATCATCAGCCTCCTCGGGTGGTTCGGGTAGGGGCATCCAATGGGTGAACGCATAACGCCATCCAGAGTGATGCATTAGCGCGTTCTCGTCCTCGTCCCATTCGCCCATAAAATACTCTGAATCTAATCCATTCCAATTATTGCCGTTCCAGTCATTCCCGCAATATCCATATACAGTTTGGCCGTTAACAGGAGCTGAATCCTTTATGCTAATCCATTCACCCATCACTCAGTCTCCAACGGCATACCGGCGGCGGTTACGTCTTGAGGAAGGCACATCTCAAAATGCTCGTATAGGTTGCCAGCATCATCTCTAAACTGGCCTGTGATGCTACTTGTCAGATGCCCCCACACAGGAGGATAAGGATCGCCGTCAGCCCAAAACTTCCCAAAGCTCCCCGCGGGCGGTTGCTCGTAGAACGAGGCCGGGTAGTCCTGAGATATTGTGCCGTTTAGAACGTCATCGTCATAAAGGAGAAATAACATACTGTGTTTCTTACCTCTATTTTCTTTCATAAACTCGACCACTTGAACGTCATTTCGTAATTTCATTGTCATCTCCTTATTTAATCATACGCCGAGAGTAATAAATAGTCAATAGGGTAATCATCGATATGTTAATTATTTTCTCGTTGGTAGAATTGGGGTTAGGTATCATATCCCCTCCAAGGTAGTCTGCCGTGTAAACTGATATATCCGGTCTTGCATCGCCTCGTAATAGTCAGCGTCTATCTCAAAGCCCATGTAGTCAAAGCCCATATCGATACAGGCGATTATCGAACTACCCGAACCAACGTGAGTGTCAAGTATCTTGTCTCCGGGCTTGGCGTAGGAAATCAAAATCCACTTGTATAAATCTACGGGCTTTTGTGTCGGGTGGATTCTGTCGTGTTGGTTCGGACTCATTTTTATTATTCGTGCCGATTTATCAAAGGACACCCACGCCTGCTCGCATTCTGCAAAACCTCGTCCGTACATTGTCTCTCCCTTGTCCCAAACAAAGAAGCATCTATTCGGAGGTAGCTTGAAATAGTTACCGCCCCAGATTACTTGATTTACCGATACCCGTCTAAGCTCGGTAAAATACTCGTCGGAAGGAACTGCATCATCCCAATTCCTGCTGTCTGGCCTTACGGTTTTACGAGAACCCATGTTCATCTTATTGACACCAATCCCATACGGCGGGTCAACTATAGCAAGCTCAAAATACTTGTCGGGTATGTCCGCCATGCCCTCCATACAGTCCATCAGGTGCACCTTGTTTAGCTCCCCCACGCCTCAGCCTCCTTATGTTTTCCTATCGTTTCCCAAAACTTAGAAAAAGCTTCGTCCGCTTCCTGATCGTTTGCCGTGCGCTCCGGTATATAACGCCCCGGTCGATAGTAGGCATGGCTTGTCGCCTCGCTATTCCAATCAGTAACAATCTCATGGAAGGTTGAAATATCAGGCACCGCGCGATACTGAGTTGAAGCTGTCCGCAAAACCTCCGCATACAGCACGGCTAAATCACCCTCTTTGACATACTGCTTAAGGTACTGCATAACCATATCCTTAACCGTGTCGCGTGGATATTCGCCGTAGTAACCTTCAATAGCATCTATGAACTCAACGTGTGTCGTATGCCATCCTCCTATACAAACAAACTTGACTGAGCAAATGGAAGTATCTTTTCGTTGGCTTCATTGAAAAAATTCTTTTTGATCTCAAAGCCATACGCCCTTCGTCCCATGTTTTTCGCCGCCAATAACGTGGTGGCGCTACCGGCAACAGGGTCAATAACCACGTCATTGGTATCGGTGAATATTTCTATCAATCGCTCAAGCAGCGGAACCGGTTTCTGTGTCGGGTGTACTTTCGGTGTCTCGGTATCCCGTACCCAAGGCATAGAGTTGAATACCATGTTACCGTTGTTCCTGAATTTGGGCAACTTGTCCCGGTAAAGTATCAAGGCATATTCGCTATTGCCAACGACACGCATATTTGCCTTCAATACTTGCGGTGAAAAGTTCTTGTAAAATACCATGTTGATGTAATTAGGAAACCCGTTTTCCTTGGCGTGTTCTATCAGTTCAAACTGCTGTTCAAAGGAGCAGAACACAATCATACACGGTGCTGATTTCGTTGCCTTTGGTTCTTTGATTAACATACGGCTTCCAAAGTGAAAGAATTCCGGTATCTTGAATAGCCCATCAGTGTCGAAAAATGAAGCGTTGGCATTCTTGCTCTCTCCATTCTTCCTGTCTCCCCCCTCGTACCACATTGGATTACTGCCATAAGCATCGTTACCTACGTTATACGGTATGTCGGCAATAATCAATTGCGCCTTCGGTATTGCGTACCCCTTGAAGTTCTGGAAATGGTCATTGAATAATTCAACCCTGTTCAAAATATCTTCTCCTTGATTACGCTTTCAGGTTTCGCAACCTTGCGCTTAAACGCCTCGTAATTCTCTGTCCATATCCACGCCTTCGCCCCTCCTATTGTCCATATTCATTTTTGGTTCCACGTATCTCGTCTCGTTTTGAGGTCTCCGCGCCATCTCTTGCACGCGTTACTGACCAACTATCTCAACAATGTAATCATACCGATAGCCCCTTCTTTCCGCCCCGGCACTCTCGGCATAGCGCATCCATGATCGGCGGCAACGTCCACACTGTTTCAACAAACTCTATAGGTGTTCTCGCGTTTATCTCATCAGATGTCATCTTAGCAAGCACATCCTTACGACCATATCCATAGAAATATGATTTCTTAAATGTCCGCCTTGCCTCTACTTCAACGACGACAGCCCGCTTCCCGCACTTCGTACACATCACAGACCATTTACTCATTAGGCACCTCTCTCCTGAAATTGTCTACATACCCAGGAAACTTCTCAGCTCCGAAAATGGTTGATATCCTAACATACTCTTTCATCTTATCATCATCAGCCCATTTCCAGTTGCACCAAGATATAGCCTCCTTGCATTCTTCAACAGAATAACCGTTGTCAATACGCCCCCTTATCTTAGACCTTAGCGCCTCCGTTCCCTTCTTTACATTACCACCAGTTTTTTCATTGAAGTATAAAATTATTGTATCAATTCCTTCTTCCATTTCCTTATCCTTTACCCGTACCTTAACCTTATCCTTTACCTTATCCTTATCCTTTACCCTTGCCTTACCTCCAAGGCTACTCCTTGGAGAGTCCAAGGCCAAGCCTTCAAATCTATTAAGTAAATCATGATGATGTAATAGTTTAAGATATGAGATACAGGCATTAGACTTGCTACCATTCAATAGGTCAACATGCTGAAAATTAACGTAATTAACCAAGTACCATTTACGATTAGGCAGTACTTCTATGTTACCATTAGCCCTATCCTTGAAGCCATCCCAATCAACTGAGCTACCTATAGAAAAGTCTCCAAGCTCGAAGTCAGGAGTCCACACGCCTACGTTATCACACTTAGTAAGGATGTAAAGCCACGCCGATTTTTCAACCGGCAATAGCTTACGAAACCAAGGCTTTTCCCATAGGTTCGTGTCTATGAAACGCTTTGACATTACTTCAAGCCTTTCAGTAACAGTGCATCATCAACCCTGCGCATCTCAACTTTCTCTGCTTCCATCATAATTTCGGCAATCTGCTTATTAGACAACATGATATAGCCTACCGGTTGCTCTGTAAGCTGTTTGTATAACGCATCCCAACAAGTAGCCTTCACTTCCATCTTTCGCATCTCTGTCATATTTTCTCCTCGTCAAGTTCCAGACTCATCAGACCTGAACCTAAATGATTGCACAGTCTCAGCCCATATTGTGAAGTGCTGCTTCAAGCCTACTCTTTTGTAATTCTTACGATTGCTTACCATTTTCACACCCTTCTTTTTTGCATAGTACTTCACGGTGGTAGACGATACGCCGTACTTTCTGCCGATAGCTTCAGTGTTGATACCAATTCTTACATCATTAAGCATGTTAGCTATTCTGGCAAGGTCCATTTTGCCCTGCGGACCAACGCGCCTATCTATTTGCTTCATCTCGCGGCAACCAAACTTACACCACCGCGCAGTATCGATACACAACCAAACAGGCTGTACGTATCCCATGTTAATGTCAAAGTCAATCTCAGTATGCCCGTAGTTGATAATTGGTGACGAGTCGTCGCAAGCATTGCCTAATATTCTACGCCAGTCTTTTGTCATATTCGCTTACCCTGTCTTGTCCTGGCGTAGATTATAGTCTCGGCAAGCTCGTGATTATTCTTGCAAAACGTGCGCCAACCATGGTCATGGAACTCGCGGTGATGCAGAAAGCACAAGTCAAGCATGTTGTACTCATCGTCTACGCCACCCGCGCCTTTGCTGACTATGTGATGTCTACCGCCCTTGACTTCGTTGGGGCAGCCGGAAACTTTACATTGTGTCATTCGAATAGTACCGTTTGGTCTGTCTCTTCATTCCCCTCTACTCCCAGCCACCACCAAAAAAACTCTTCGCCGCTTGCCCATCTGTCCACGCTGGTACTGCCGTCTTTTTTGGGTTTGCTCTTACGGTCTGCCCACAGTAGTTCGAAATGCTTGATGAATGCCTTGGTCATGCGCGGGTATCTCTTCGCCTGCTTCAACCGTTCCTTGCTTCCGGCGTTGGGACAGAATAGGCATCCTATCCGTTTCCAGCCTTCGTCGTAAAGTGAGCAGTACGGCAGTTCCCTTTCCTTGATGAATTCCCAAACATCATCATCTGACCAGTTTATAATTGGGTTGATGAATATTTTCCCTGAATCTTTATAGCACGGCTCGATAGCTCTACGGCCTGCACGTTTGGCCGATTCTGCTGCGCGGATGCCCGTGATAACTCGCCGACCAGCGCCGCCATTCTCTTTATACAGCGCGCAGCACCACCGAGCTTGACGTAGCGGTGCGCCCTGAATAACAAGTTGTTTGAGTAGTGGCCTTTCGGGATGATCAAAGGTTACGTCTTTGTGGTGCTGCTTGATAAACCGTACCAATTCGGGCGGGTCAATAGTGGTAACCGAATAATGCGCGTCGTATTTCACGCCCGCCATACGCGCCAACTCTTTGATGCAGATAGAATCCTTGCCTCCGCTGAACGCGAGGTAATATCCTTCTGGCGGTTCATGATCTTTCAAGAATTGCACCGACTCAGCCACCTTGTCTATCACGCCGAACAGCCCATCTTCTCTAATCACGATTATCCCCCATTCGCTTAAGTACCTTTGCGATATGTTTACCATGACATGCCGTATCGATTGCGTCAAGTACTGCGATGCCTGTACAGAATAGCACCATGCCGGTAATCATGAAAAGTGGTATGCCGATTATTGCTAGGATGATGTTCATATCTCTGTCCGTAGTCTCAATGCTATACGCTCAATATTCTTTCGTTCGTCAAGAAACGAAATATCATCATAAGCCAAAGGATACCCTCCGTCGAGCCTAACAATATTGGCGGCCTTCATAGCCTCAACGCCAATCATAAAGGCATTCATATCGGCAACGAGCGCATACATTTCGGCTTGCATCCTAACCTCTGCTTCATTCATCATCATACTCCTTTAGATGTTTTATCTCGCAATATCAACTCTTCGATAGTGACGCGCTTCCTGTGAGACAGTCTATACAATGCTCTAAGTTTCATCAAGTCGATAAATGTCATATCAACCTTTACTTTCACTACCATTTCACACGTTCCAATTGATGCCATTATTCATATTCCCCAGATAGATTGACATTCAGAAAACTTGCTACCACCCGACACCCCACGCGGTTTGCCTCTCTCGCCCTTGCGAAGTATCATTTCTCTATAGGATGAATAGCCGTGGATAACATTGCCCACAGTACTACCGTTCGACTTGTGCGCCTTCCTGCTTTTGGCATTACGTTTAGCGCGTGATTGTCTACTCATCACCACCCCCCTTTTTTCTACCCTCAATACTCTTATAAGGTTTACCATCTTCGTCGTATTCTGTCAACCAAAAACCGTGCTTGTCGGCGAATAAGTTTATCATCTTTGTGATCTTGCTTGCATCTTCCATACTCGCATACTTGAGCGGTAACGGTTCCTCAACGCCGTCAATGTCATTGAAGTAGGTACGATAGCCAAGCTCAACCGCCATACGCTTCATTGCCGACTTGACATCATCCATCGAGTATTCCTTACCGCCAACGCTTAACTGTATAGCTATGTCGCTACAATGCCCATGTATCCTACTATTTATTGAACGCTTGCCGGTACTCTTCGGTCTCTTCGGCCTGTCTATTTTAAGATACAAGTTAAAGTTGCGATTCTTACGCATTGACTCAAGTAGCACGGTCCACGCATCAATGGCGTACTTTGGTATGGTAACACTAAAACCTATAGGGCCAATTTCTACGGGTACGGCGGGTAGTTCAATCATCTTTTAACCCAATGTTTAACGGCTTGGTTATTACCATGGGCTGACCATATCCACCGCCCTCAATGAACTCAATCACTTCCGCCTCGGTGTCAAATCCCCTAGGTGCCCATCCCTCGGAATAGTAATCGACCCATACTATGTATGTCTTTTTAACGGCCTCTTCTTTGCCCATCTTAAAATATATCCAGTTCGCTATCAGTGTTAGCTTTTGCGCCTTTCTTTAACGCCTTCGCGGGATCAGGTACACTATCCGCCGTTTCTTGTACATGAGTTTTCGACGTGTCCAATTCGCTCGCCTTTTTCATACCATCGAAAGTATCATTCATGTTGATCTTGGTCTCCTTGTTGCGGTCTTTTTTGAGTTCTTTCTTCAGACCATCGAACACAACGTCAAGCCCTGAAGCATCGTTTTCAGCAACGGCAAAGTCAACCTCGGCGGTAATCTCAATTACATAGTCATCTGATATCATGCCCTGGTTATCTTCAAGAAGCTGAAATATCTCACGGCGCTTATCCTCACAATCAACAGGGTCTATCAAAGTAGCTTCTGGCATAGTGTCAAGCTCAACCTCATCGACAACGCCTAATCCGCATATGGAAAGGGTGGCGCGGCGCTTGGCTTTGGTTTCAGCGCGCATCATGACGTTAGCTAATTCCTTACCGCTCGAACCTTTCGTTGTCACGGCACCGGTGCCCACGTCTGTACGGCCAGTCTTATCTTGTACTTTGACCTTGACCATATAGATATCGCCTACCTGACTATCGATAGATTCAACCACAGATACACCTTGCACCTTTCTCAACTGTTCAGTGCATGATCTATTTGCGTACAGCGTTATCTTGCCGTCTTGCTTGATGTAATCAAATGGGCGGGTAACGGGATTAAGTCCAAGGACTTCACAGAATGATTTGTAATACTGTACTTTTTGGCGCGGGTGAAGACTCGACAAATCCCCGTTCAATACTATCTTTGCGATGACAGCATCTTGATCTTGCGGTCCTTCCGGTGCGATAATCTCAGTCAGTTTTTCAGGTTCGGTTGTTTGATCGCTCATGGTTTTACCTCTGTCTGTTCGGCGGTAAAGAACTGTTGACTCTTTCCGCTAACCGGCTCCGCGGTATTCCACTTGAAACCATGCGTCCTGCCAAGAGATGCCCACGCGGTATCCGCGTTCTCTTGTGGTGACCTTGGCGGGCTATTGCCAACAATCATGTATGGCACCGGCTTACACGCATCAAGCAACGTATTTAATTCTTCCGTGGTAATTTCATATTCCTTTCTCATAAATCCCTCCTCTCGTAATCCTCAATAATCGCCTCGGTAATCGCGCCTTGCAACTGCTCAGTCAAACTATCCCACACGTCAAGGCATGACTCGCCGATAGTGACATGGCACTTATCGATACCTTCGCTATTGCGATTGTACTTGTACTCGATGAAAAGGTCAACAGGTATTTGAGTCATCCCGTCGTATATTTCTTTGTATGGCATATTTGCAAGCCGGTGCGCCAAGTCTTCCATGTCAGTCACGTAGAATGCCCCGCTCTTCCAGCTCTTTTACAAGTGCATTAAATGGCTCCCGGGTAAACTCACTCCTACCTTTGCCGAGATAATCACACAACTCAACCGCCTCATGCTCTGTTTCAATTACAACCTCGATCACGATAGGTTTAAACGTTTCACAGCTCACATTCAGTACTGTTGCCTTCATCTACCACACCTCCCATCCCTCGCCTTTATTTCTAACCGGTACGCCTTGCGGTGATACTTGGCTGACATATCACGATACTTCTCGTTGCCGGTATCTTGCAGATTGCGCTCTGCTTTTCGTTGCCGGTTCCACATTCTATGCGCTCTCCTGCTTCTCGATCTGTAAATCAATCCTCGCATGTCGCTTCTCCTTTGGGTAATAGTGATTTGAGATAATCGAGTTCGTCTTGTGCAAGTTCTGAAGCATCCACGCTGTCGGGGTCCCAATTATCGTACGGGGTGGCGTTGCACTGTATAAGGCCGGTGTCTCGCCGGATAGGACACGCCCTACAGTCATTGTTCCAATATAGCCTGCACAATGGACACGACTCCTCGGAATCACCATTGACAATTCCCTCCCACTTCTTAATGCTCGCCTTCAACCCCTTCAATGCTCGCCTAGTCATTGGCTTCTCCTATTTCAGTAGTACGGTAAAAACCGCCTTTCTCAAACGCATCTTCTATTCGCGATTCGGGAATCTCGTATACCCACGACTCAACCCACTTGCCATTAACGGTCTCGCACAGGTACACCCGCTCTTGCTTGGCGTAACCTCTCAGCTTGTGGAATGACTTAACGTGTGGCATTGCTTTTCTTCGCCGCTGTCCACTTTACGACAAACACAGAACCGCAGGCACATTTTTCTACCGATGATTCAATGGCCCCTAATTCATAATGATACCCGCGCCCACAATCGGGGCATTCCCACCGTTCGTATTCATCGAGACTTCCATTACCGAAAGACCTACTACGTTTCATAGCTGTTATCGTTCTCATCTTCCACCTCCATATACTAACACCATACCGGATAAGGCTAAAATTAGCAAGCAGATAATTGTCATTTGATACAACTCAAAATATGCTTGCCCACCTCACTATCTACACAGTTGCGAAGTATCTGTCTCTTGTTGGGTATCTTGTAGCCCGATAGGTCAATGTGGTGTATCTTTTGCAATCCAGGTATCTGCTCATTTCTCAAGTTTGTGCGTTCAAAGTCTCGTTGCGGGATCATAAAGTTTGACCAAAAATAGTGGCGTTGCAATACGACTGACTGCTCTATCAGCGGTTCGTAATACGGCTTTACGTTCTCGACAACCCAATAGCTTCGTGCGTTTGCCTGCAGGAATATTATCTCTTGATACAACCGCATGTCTGGATAAAGCGGAGCGGCGCCGCGGCACCCGACTTGAAAATGTTGCCTGAATCCTGAGTGCGTTTGGCATGGCGGTGATGACCATATGAAGTCAAAATCTTTAAAGTGCTGCAATAGGTATTCATGGGCATCGTCAACAATAACAGTATCGGCAGGATATAAGTCTTGATAGATATTAGCTATGTCCTGATTGTACTCAACCGCCGTTACGTCGCAGTTATCCCATAGCCTACGGTTACCGCCAAGTCCTGCGTACAGATTGAGAACCTTCATTACGCTATCACAAATGTGGTTGTTGTGGGTGTCATTTGATTATCTGACCCTAAAGTCGCCGAAGCTCTTTCTGTGACCCGTTCTACTTTTGACATCAGCGCCCATGTCCGCTTTAATTCGTTCCAGTATTCCGCCGGGTTTATTTCGCCTCGTTCAGCTTGCCGCTGTAGTTTCGATCTTTCGTTGATAATTGTCATTCGGCAAGTTCTTCTACGGTCACAGAATCAGGACAGCCAGCAGTAAACGACCATCGCGGATCAGCATCACTCTCATACCATTCGCCGCACATGCCGTAGACAATTTCACTCGCCTCATTCTCGCTGTGTGCCTCAACCGTTCCGTCAGCTGTTCTGTCGAGTCGGTCAAATTTTGCTCTGTAACCGTATGTTTTCATATTCATCCCCCGTTAAAGTTTAGCCTGTCTCGTCAGTGCGGGTAGGCTATCTCCCGCAGACCGCCCGTGGGCGGTTTCGACTATACAATGTGCTCATCATCCCAGTCGGCCCGGCTGACTATCTCATACTCACCAACGCTATTGGTAATGAGCAACCGCTCGTCATCCCAAGACCACACCATTTCGGTGCACGCGGGCTCTTCACCGCCAAATACCGGCAGATCCGTCCGTGCGTCACCATGCACGTCTAATGTGGTAGGATCATTCGCGTTCATCGCCTCGACCAAGTCGTCTAATTTTTTGTCCATTTCAATCTCCTTAATTAGTATATACGTAACAGATCTCTAACCCGCTCCATGAAGGGTTAAGCTGTTTGGTATCAATATTGTATTCGGTGCAGGTCCATGATTTTCCATGATCCAATCCAGTGTTTTCAGCAACGGCCAACAGTTCAATGTGGCGAGTGCTGGTAGATTTTCTGCTAACTGTTTCGGTAGCAGTTTCACTGTGAATCGCGTTGTACTCGTTCATGGCGGTTTCGATTTTCTGGTAATCGGCTTTTGAACAGGAACCGAGAATTGCGCCGTCTATGACGTGGGGGCATCTAATGCTAGGCATCGTGGAAAAAAAATCATCAACGTTTTCGCCGATTATTTTGTATCCTGTCAACGCTCCGTTTCTTCCGTTCCAATTCATTGTTATCATTGTTTCTTTTCCGTTGTTAATCATACTAATAGTATACGCCACAACGCACAAAAAGTCAATAGGTAAATGAAAAATAATTAAGGAAAAAGCGCTATTGCGTTTATTTTTTTAGGCCGCCCGACGTTGCCTATGGTAGAACGGATCTGTGCAATTTCAGCGGGCGAGAATAGGTAATCCCGGCCGATCTTTTGCTTATGCTGTCTCAGTGCCCACTGCTGTACCCGGCGCATGGTCAGGCCAAGCATAGCGGCGACTTGTGCGGATGTTTTCATATTGCGAGCGCCTCGACCGTCACAGAATCAGGACAGCCAGCCTCGAAACTCCATCGCGCTTCAGGCGCATTGCTCTTGCTGGCTACTACTTGCCTCTGCTCAGTGACATCATCGCCGGTAGCAATCTGTAGTGTGGAGTCAAGATAGCCATCGCCGTACATGCGGGTGCGCTCTCGTTTGGCACCGGTCAACGTATGCGCCTTGCACCCCGCCCAATAGCCGATCTCGCTGTTACTCTTGCTTGTCATGTAATAATTCATTTATTCCTCCATCGCCTTGGTCATCATTGCGCTGTGGTCGGCATACTCATCAGATACGATAGCCGCCGCGCCCTTGCCCTCTACGGAGATGCTAAACCGTTGTTTGCAAACATGAGTCTCTACTCGGCGAGATTGTTATGCTTACTAAGCCTACAATAAAGCAATATGAAAAGCTATACGGCAAGCGATTGTAGCCATCGGCAAATTGGGTTTCTGTGAGTATCAATTCGCAGGTGGCCGTGACTTCCGCGTCGCTTAATGTTTTCCACGTGTGAGTTTGTTTTGTCATTGTTTTTTCTCCTTGTTAATTTATTCCGCCGTCGCCTTGGTCATCATTGCGCTGTGGTCGGCGTACTCATCAGATACGATAGCCGCCGCTTTTTCAGACGCAATTTTTGCTACCCATGCAGGATGGAGTTCGATTATCTCGACCATGGCGTCTATCGCGTCAAGATTCTCTTGCGAAATTACCAATTTGCCGCATGTCGCGGGGTACATGATTCCGCCCATTTCTTGGGGTTTGCGGCTGATAAATAATCCTACTGTACCCTTGCCCTCTACCGCGATGCTAAACCGCTGTTTGCAAGTCGCGGTCTCAATATTCTGTCCGTCGGCAAACTGAGTTTCGCTGAGGATCAATTCGCAGGTAGCGGTAACTGTCGCGCCGCTTTGTGTTGTCCAGGTGTATGTCGTTGTTTCGCTTTCCTTTGTCTTAATCATACTAATAGTATACGGCAGATACGCATCAATTGTAATAGGCTGAGAGAAAATAAATGCGAAATAATGAAAGTTTTTTTAGTGAAGGGGTAACGGTTGTGTAGTAGTTTGAATGGTGTGCCGTGATAACGGTAGAATTGCGAGATTTTATGTATAGAGGATCGACGTAGATAGGTTAAAGGGTAAAAAGTATGCTATAGCGGTAAACCGCGTGAGAGCCGCGAGGATTGGCACTACTGCGATACGACGATATCAGTATAATATCTGACGATAACTGACGATAGGTAACGAAATTAGTAACTACATGCCGAATAGTAAGCCGAATATGAAGCCGACAACAATGCCAGCACTACCCGCCGCTATTCCCGTCACGATGTTTTGCTTTCGCCAATAGGTCTGAGCCGCGATGTACCAGTCGTTGAGCTGTGCTATTGCTCCGCTTGATATCACTTGCCAGCTTTGCGCTATTGTCAACTGCTTCTCCTGCTGCGCTATTTGCGTCTCCTGCAAGGTTAGCACTTGGGATGTCTCCGCCTGGTTGTCCAATAGGGCTTGATAGTCCGCGTCGTTGAAGCACCACTCGCAAAATAATGCCGAGGGTAATGATAGTAATACCAGCAGCGAAATACAGAACACGCTTAACTTTCTCATTCATTTTTTCTCCAAAACCGTCACGCCAAGCATTGCGCCAACCATAACGGCAAACGGCCATATGATATTCCCAACTTGTGACGGGTCCTTGACAATGGCATACCCTGCTATAAATGACATTACCACGAACCCCGAGAAAGCTATTACCCTTTTGCTTGATGTCTTTTTGCTTGCGTCTTTTAATACTTCCATATTAACCCCTCGTGAAAACTCGTTTAGATTCTAAGTATCCCAATCGCACCGCATTGCTCACACCCGAAGGATCATAAGTAACCACGCCGCAACCGTTACCGCAGACGAAATGCCCATAAGTAATTGTCTCACCCTTCCTCTCGTAGCTTCGCTCAAACTTCAATATCTCAACCTCATCAGGATCGCAGATATAATCACTACCCTCGACGCGTATCGAACTTACCGGTAATCCCAGATAGTTGAATATCTCGCAGGGGTGTTTGACATAGCAATCCTTCTCCATCCAATCTAAGCCTACAAAGAAATCGTATAGATCGTTGATAATCTTTCTGTCAAACCCGCGATGCTTATACCTGTTGACAATGAATAGGATGCACATAAAGTAGCATCCAAACTTTTGAATCAACGGCTTAAGGAAAGGGTCTTGCTGTACAATCATCCTGCGGCCCTCGCTTCTAAAATCCTAATTACATCGTCCATCGTAATCTTATTCGTAAGTAGAAGTATCAACCCACCGAGTACCAACGCAACAGCAAGCGTACCAAGGAATCCCTCAAGCAGTTTTTTCAGCGTGATAATTTTCACCGCCGGTCTATCCGCACTATGGAACCCCTCAACGCTTCCCCTGATATGCGCTACGTCAGTTTTCATTTCCCCGATGTCCTTTCCCTGCTCCCTTGTTATCGATACCAACCCTTCGCCATTAGTACCGATCACCACGTCCCATAATTCGCCGCTCATCTCTTTCGCTGTTGCTGGTTTAATTCGCACTTTTGTAATCTCCGTTTTTTCAATTGGCATTATTTATCGTCTATGGTTTTACTGCCGATTGTATCACTAAGGTAATGGAAGTCAAATTCAAGAAAGCACGCATTACCCGCATAAGTATCACCGGTGTCTGTACCGTTCCTCGTGAGAGCGCAATTAAATATATGGCTGATAGTTAGCGTGGTATCTGATATGGTTGTGAAATAGTCAAGCTGATGTTGGTGCAATACTGCCGGTGCCGTTGATGTCATTACATCGCTTGTCGCATCAGGGAACGTACTGTCAATAATGGCTACAGTGTATTCAAGTGTCCATACAACATTACCCGCGCCGGTGGTATCCCCGCACCAATGAACGTGAGGATATATATCACTCCCTTCTTTGTAACCATGTGGCATCTGAGCGGAGAAATGTAGCGACTCATCGTCTGCATTAGCGTTATCAAACTTCCATACAAATGTGCCGCCTATAAAACTCTCGAAAGCAGGCTCTGACTTTGCCGGGCTTAGTTTAGTATTCTGCGCAGGTACTCTCAGGTCATCCCACACCTCTCCGTCAGATTTTAATAGTACGGGTATCGATATGATGTATGGCATTAGTTATCATCAACCTCCGCTGTGGTATTCGTTCCGCCGTCAGTGAAGTTGTTCCCGTTGTTAGTGGAGCGCCCACTTGATATTTGAGTACGGTCTGCGGTTGGCTGGATGAGAATCCCGGTACCGCTACACCCGCTAACGAATATTCCCCCAAGTGTATTATTATCTCCAACAATCTCTATCCCGCGTGAATTAGCGGCTGTGTCATCAGAGTCAACATCCGTCACCGAGCAATTAGATATAGAGTTACCATCACCGGTAACATAAATACCTCGCCCATATCTACCGGCAAAATCTGAATGTATATCTGCTATGTTACAGTTAACTAAATTGCAGTCTGATCCCTCCACATATATAGCGGTAATGTCGCTGTTCCCTGGGTTATATACATTAGATATATTAACATTGGCTATATTAACACTTGATCCGTACACATATATACCTTCCGCCAACCCCCTACTATTGCAGTCAAAAATGCAGTTAGCTATATTTGATAGTGTGCACGCAAAAAGATAAATAAAACGAGTAGAAGATAGCCCGGACTTAGAATTACGAATATCAAGAATATTTAACCTATCGCAATTCGTGCAATAAATATGAGCAGGAGAAGTAGTAAATAAAATATTCTGGACATAAGAATCATCAACATAATCAAATAGAATACTCCCGGCCGGTGCGCCGCCATCACTATCAACCCTCATATCTCTTATGCCTATGTTTACCAATTCACTCCCGGAAACCCCGACCGCTTCTATTCCGTAATCAAAACCACCGGCAAGTGTATAATTTATAATTGTCTTATCACCAGAACCAGAGAGTATAACGTTCGATTTCATAGCTATGGGAAAGACAGTATTGAACTTTCCGTCTGTTAGCTTTATAGTGCCACCACCGGAAACATTACTAAGTCTGGTAATTTGTTTATTTATTAAAACTTCATCAGCCGTTCCTGTACAATATACGTCGGCCTTACCGGTGAAGTATTGAGAGCCTATTGTTATAGTTGCCTGGGATGCTGGCATGCCGCGAAAATCACCGCTTGCAACAAACCGCGCCAGAGCACTGCTGTCATTTTTCCACGCCTCTTCAACTTCACGCAGTACCAACCGTGTGCGCCCCAACTCATCAGCACCGCGCTCAGTCTCTACCGACATTACTCGTACCGATGAATCTATGTATTCAATTTGACCCGCGCCGCCTATCTCAAGGTTATACCAATCATCAGGCTCTAAATCGTATCGCGTGCCGGGAAGGTCTAAGACATATAAGTGTTTAGCACTGCCGTAATCTTTCCACAAGTAATCAGCTACCTTTTCAGCTTGCGTAGTACTGACAATAGAATCGTTACCCCAATCAATGCGCCGCTCGCCGTTCTCGAATATATCGCCGTTGTCTCTCAGGCTATCGTGGATAATACCTTCTTCACCTTGAAGCTGTATAACCGGCGCACCACGTACCGTAACCTCTGAGATAGTGCGAGTCGCGGCACCGGCGTTGGTTAGCTTTATTTTCGCACCGTATGAGTAAGAAGATATGTCAAGCTCTTTAGTCCAATCGGTAGACTCGACACCAGCGCTTGAAGTATCCATTACCGTGAGCAATGCGCCTGTTGATTGGATGCCCAATAACTTTTGATTGCTACTCATAAGCGCATTTTTCAGACCGGTAAACTTAGGGCCTTGTATTACGGGTATTGTGTAGATGCTCATGGTTTGCTATCCTTGTATTCTTTGCTACGCTTCAATTGATCCCACAGTCCGCTAGCTGATGTTGACCTCTCGAACCAAATCCGTAACTTATCCCAAAATGTAGGATCGAATGTATCATAAGGTTCTGCCCCGGTGTCATCTATCGGCGTATCCAGAATAGTGGAAGTTCTTTCTACTTTATCGTTATCACCGTACCGCGCAATAAATGACTCGCCGTAGGTATCAGGATCGGGCCATATGCCAGCCGCAAGTACGTCCTCGGCAATGGTTCCGTCATCGGTAAGCGGAAAGGCGTGAGATGAAGTAGCGTTCCATACGACAGTAGTGCTTACGTTCTTAACGATACTCACTCCATGCACAACTATTTTATTCTTACGCTGTAGGTCTATCGTGGTTCCGATCCCGCGAGTAGTTGAAAGCGTACCCATCGGAACAGGATCGCCGTAAGCAGTAGCAAGCCGTGAGCGAAACCTGAAACTACCCGCAGAGTTTAGGCCGATGTATGATGCAACAGTAGAATCTGCTATGTCTTTTAGGTACTGCCAAAGTGATACATTTTCATCTACCCTACGCCACCGATGAGTGATAGCTACGGATTCAACGTCGAAACCCAAAGTATCATATCCAGCACTAACTTCATCGTCGGCACTCGATACACCCGCTACACCATCATTGCTATTCAGTACGAAATAGTTTAATGCCCTATCGCCACGGATTAGCATAGCACCGTCAATGTTTATCGTGTCTCCGGCATCGGCACGAACTATCACGCGTAACCTGTTGCTATCGCTAAATGATATAGTCCTTGAAATATCTACTTTTGTATATCCTTCTCCACCGGTGAGCGTATACAATTGAGAGCTATCGCCTCTATATGTTCCGTCAAGAAGTTCCATTAAGTATATAGAGTTGTTTGCTCCCGAAGCGGCAACAGTGCTTTTTACCAATATCGAGAAGTTATACACCTCCCCAACGTTTAGCTTTTTTGAACCAGAGAAAGTCACATCCTGGAAGGCGTCCTCTGTAGCCGCTCCCGGTATCAGCTCACCCGAAGCACTACCAAAGAAACCGTCAGCCGCGTCACGATTAAGAGTACCGCCCGCAGTAACTAACCAACTATTTGCAATCGTTGCATTTTCAAAACTGCTATTCGATAAGAAGTTAGGTATCTGTCTCTCAGTTGCGAGCCGCGTGATAATATGCAGTAAGCTATCAGACTCATCGGCGGTATCAACTAAATCAGCATCCTCGTAGTACCGCCCTTTCTCAACCGATGTACGCGCTATCAGCCCTACATTATCGTCACAAGATATAGCAACCGTGCCATAGGTTTGATCTTGAGTAGACCGCTTGTATAACGAACTATTTACCTTGCCGAAAAATACCGTATCGAAATCACCATCATACCAATTCTCGATAGTGACATTAGATCGACGCTGTAGATATTTCTGATTAACCGTCCCGTTGAATATATCAGCAGTAGGATCGAAGGCCGCGTATTGATCATCAGAGAAATAGCCTTGACCATCAGCGTCACGATTAAACAATCTAATACCGCAACGGTTAGCACCTTGACTACCTGATAATAGATTCTCTACTTGTTTAGTCGTGGTAATGCTACTGACAAATCGTGTGATATTACACCGCGAGCGCCCCGTACCGTGACCGTCTAAGCTAAAGAATATTTCCTCATTCTTAACGTCTTTGAAGTCTGCTTGTACCTGTGCGTCGGTGGCTACAAGGCCGGAGAAGAAGCGTACATAGGCGATGTCAAAAGCGCCGGTATTATTTAGCGATGCGGTCCGGCGAAGTAGCGCCTTGTTGAACTCACTTGACTTTGCGTCAATAGCCCCATCCCATGCCGCATCATCTTGTGTTTTATTCATCCACAGAGCAGAGCCGGTAGTATCTCCTGTCGTCGAATCGAAAGCCACCGTCATGGTAATATGTTGATTTATATTTCTGTGAGAAGACCCGCCATCATATTGCACTGATTGGAGATTACGCTGATTGGTTCCATCCTTCCATGAAACATTAAACTTATCACTTCCCGCTCCGTAGAATATCCTGAGAAAATGAGTTGAATCAATATACCATTCCCATAGACTCTCGTTGTTTGCAGTTGTATGGGCAAAGGTAGGCAGGAACTTAATCTGCATCGTGAAGGTATCGGGCATCTCAAGCAAGTGCTCGGTGTATCCGCTTGAGAGGTAATGACTGCCGGGTATGTTGTGGGTTGTTAGCTTGATGTCGTCGATGTAGAAATATTCATTGATTGCCGCCGCCGCCGCTATCGTAACCAATATATAAAACGTTTGCGCGTCATCACTAATCGTATGAGTCCCGCTTAATTCATGCCATCCATCGAGAGATGAAGAAGCAAGCACCGTGTTATTCTGTACCGCGCCACCGTCGATATCCCTGATTATGATACCGGCTTCTGTAGCACCCATGCCGCTCGCGGTCGGGATATAAACCCAACAAGAAAAATCTATAACTTGGCCAGCAACCATGCCATGCATATCGCCACCGACCAACGCGTCTATCATCCCAACGTATGGGCCAGCCCCGCCAGCCGCATTTGTCTTTGTATACTTGTATGAGTAATCGCCAGTGTGTGAAAAGTCGCTTGATCGCGCCCATGTTGCGTTGTTTAATGGCGCTACAGTCTCATCAAATATCATCGGTGCAGTTGTTGACTCGCAATTACCCCGGTCTATAAGATTATCCTCTCGTGCTAAAGAATAAACTGCACTACCCGTTTCAAGGTCTGGATATTCCAAGAGTCGAAAGTCTGAGTATATCCTGTCAGTAGGCGGTGAGACATTACCTAAATGAGTTTGCCAATCTGCACCGATAGCGTTTATCACTAATAACCCCTGTTCGTTCCGGCAGAACTTGTGAGCAGTTTACTTGTGACATCTCGCTCTACAATCATACTACCTGCTATTGATGGCGCATACGTGTTATAATTATTCACCGTGGCACTACTGCCGCCACCCGAAACACCCGTAGGCTCAGAAGCATTAACAGCACCTTTGACAACTGCCGCGATACCGGACGCAACAATCAGCCCTGCGCCGAGTTCGAGAAGTCCGCCACTCATAGCCGCAAGCCCTGCCTGAAATAACAGAGTAGGTAAGTTATCAAGTATAGCCTTGGCAAAATCTTCAACACTTTGCGCCGCCATTTCAGCACCGCTACTACCGCTAACCATTGCCGCGCCGAAACCTTCAAGCATTTCTAAAGTCTCGCGCCCGAATACTTCTTTGAGTGAGTCGCCCAACTTATCGGTTACGTCTTTTAGTTTTTGCTCTTCCTCGGTAAGTACAGGAAGTGTTTCTATTAGGTCAATTACACCAGCGTCAAGTACCGCAGTTCCCATACCTTCCCACGCAAAGGCTAACTCTTCTACGGCCTTTTTACCCGTCGCAAGGTTGTCCCCCTTGAGTATAGAAGCGTAATAATCAAAGTCAACCGGTCCCTTGCCTTGAAGTATGCGAGGAAGGTCAAGCAATGAAGGGTCTTTCAATACCGCGGCAACACCGGCCAATACCTCGCCCTGAAGTTTCATTGCCATTGTGACACCGTTCATTCTGTCAATCTGTCCTGGAGGTCCGAGCCCTATCAATGGAGCGAATACCAAATCAGCAGGATCGCCCATTTCATCAGCGAGTTTCAGTTCTCCGAGTAGTGCTTTTAATGCATCGCGTAATGCTCCAAGGTCGGTAAGGTCACCGCCAAGTAATGCCATTGCGTTTATTGATTCTTGTATGGTTGCTAACGCCTCGGCGGTTTCTTCAATTCTTGTCAACGGTTCTTGTGGGAAAAAATCTGCTGAGTATTCCGCTATAAGTTTTGAGTTGGTAACGTTCAACGCGTCAATGTCTGCCTTTCTCTTTGCTTCATCTGCTGCGTCTTTGGTATCCCTGGCAATCGTACTTGCCCATGCAGCCGCTCGTGCTTGACTTCCAATAAAGCGTTTATACGCCTCGTCCTGATTAAGTGCCTCTTGGGTTATTAGCCCCATTTCAATAGCGGTGTCTGCTACGACACCTAAAGAAGCGCCTTGATATTCTGCAATCTTTATTATTTGTTTTATTATATCGTCATTTGTTGCCATGAACTCATCAAGGAGGAGTCCGCCCGCTATATTTTTTTTAAGCTGCTCAAATCTTTTCTCGTCTAATTTCAACAATGCTTCTTCGTCGGCACCGGTTTTAACCAAGTCACGGAATTCTTTAGTTGCCTCACGCGCCTCGTTTGCTTTAGTGATGAGATCGGTAAGCTTTGATATGGTTGGAGCCAAGAAATTAGCTATCATCTCGCCACCGGCTTCTTTCAAATCACCAACAGCATTTTGGAACTGAACCATACCACCGGCAGTAGTCGACGCTAATGCTTCAGCCGTACCACCGAACTTGTCGTTCAATGCCTGAGTCAATGATGCAAGTTTCTCTGTCTCGGTTCCCGTCATGTCAATCTCGACGCCGTAACGAGTCAATGCATTAGTGGAACTGCCGAGAGTTTTACCGATAAGAGATGCCGCAGTATTAAGGTCTACGTCCATAGCTGCCGCGAAATCGAGTATGCCGGGAGTTACTTTTTCTAATCCTTCTTGTGACAAGTTACCCAATTGCTGAGTCATGGCCATAGCCGAAAGCGTAGCCTCATCACCGAACGTGGTAACTTTCTGCAACGACGATGCTAATTCGCCGAGCCTTTCGGTTGACATTTCATTCTCTCGACCCGTTGCGCGAATAGCAGCGGCAAGTTTCGTTTCGGCTTTCTCTTGCTCACCGAAAGCATTAACCATGTCAGCGCCGACCTTGACAAGTTTTTTGGCAACCATAACAGCGGCACCAATACCTACGGCAAACTTAGCCATGCCCATTACGGCTTTTTTAGTATCTGCGATTACGTTAATAATTACATCTTGCTTAGTCGCCACTATTTTACCTTGCTCTCTTGTTCAAGTGCTGAGATTATATCTTTGTATACCGCGGGCCAATTAGCCCAGCCATCGCCCCAGGGATCGCCGAGTACTTTCCAATCACGCCACATATTAACTTGTGCGCTATGATCGGGAGTCAAATAACTCGCTATAGCACCCTTGGCAATCTCGTACTCAGTACCGGGAATAATAAATGATAACTCTTCACGCCCCGGAATTGTGACGTAGGTCGAATCATATCCTTCACGCCACAAGTGAAAAGCTATCCTTAATTTTTTGAGTCTTGCCTCGCCTGCATTACAAGTATCTGGTTCCCAATCTCCATGTACAGATGAGTAAACCCTTTCAAGTTCCCAAACTGCCGGGCCGTAGTAATTTCGTTGTCGTCAACCGTGAAGTTCTTTATCTCAACAACTCCGTACTTGACAAGTAGCTCATGATTAGCGTCTACTGTTTCATTACCGTTCTTGTCTATTCCGAGCTTGAAACACTTAGACCGTTGCGCATCAGTGAGATACCGCAAGGTAAATACCGTCCGCTCATCCTCTTCAAGCTTATCGTTGCCATTCCAAAATGGGACGTAATCTATGTCCTTACTTACTGTCGTGTATTCCATACTCCCCCCTTAATTATTACGTAGTCACATATGTAAGATTGCCGGTGCCCTGAAAAGTCCAGCTTACCGTAACCTTATCTGCTACACTTGAATTGATAGTTTCGCCCGTTACATACGCCTCGCCCTGCCAATGTGAGGTAGAATCATATAACCATAATGACAGAGTAGTACTTGTCGCGGTACTCTCGAAGTCATTTAGGATAACTACTTGCCCGGTTGTATCGCTTCTGTCAAGCGTACCGCCACACGTTACCGACCAACCCCTGAGAGTTGACACGTACGCTTTTGAAGTATTGCCGTAGGCCGTTACCTCAGCAGTACCTATCTCTGCATTTAGTGTCCAGGTATCAATGTATACCGGTTTACCCGTAGTACCGTCGACGGATATAAACCCGTCCTTGCCCATTGTTGCCGCCATTTAATATCTCCTTATGATGTGGTAGCGGAAAGATTGCCGTTACCGTTACCGGTCCAACTAATCGAAACCTTATCGCCAACCTGTGAATTTATAGTTTGCCCGGTCAACCTTACGCTACCAGACCAATATGATGCGGCCGCAAAATAAAACCTACACGCGATATCCGCGAGTGTTCCATCCTCGAACTGATCCATCATATCAGCTTGATCGGTATCTGACCTGTCAAGCGTACCACTCGCGGTCATGGCCCAACTACGTAATGAGCTACCATACGCTTTCGATGAATCTCCATATGCCGTTATTTCCGGCGTATCGATTCCAGGGGTAATTGCCCACGTATCCATATAGGCTACCGTGCCCGTGGTGCCTATTAAAAACTTACCGTCCTTTCCTACTGTCGCCGCCATTGTTGCCCCCTATGGCCTTAAGTGATTATAATGATACAGCACCCGAAAGACTCCATTAGTCCACCCGATACCGTCCGAATATCCTCTATCTGTTCCCCGCTCTTGCGGAGTAATGTCTTTTACTAAATCGTCTATCGCAGTGCTTCCGGTCAAGGCCTTTTCTATATCTACCATCAGCGTATTTCTCGAAAGGTCTATGCTATCGGTTTGGCTTATGTTCTTTTTGACATAGCCCATAAACTCAAGCGGTAGTTCGGATTCCATATCTTCGCTAACGTCATCTGGAAACGCGAGCCTGGTAATCTGTTCCTCACCGTCAAGCATCCTCACTGCCGGAAACTTATTATCCTTGAAACTCCACGCATTTTCTGCAACGTCAATAGTTACATAGTTAATACCTGTCGAAGTATTAAGCGCAGTAACAACCGCGTCATATATTGCTTTACGAGATGCCACGAGCTATAGCCTCCTCAAGCATACTCCCTATCAAATCCCTAACCTCGCCTAACTTCGCTTTACGTGTCGGCTCAACAAACGGCCTCGCGGGAATAGTGATAGTCGTATTCTTATGCCAGCCAGCATTTGAAATGACACCGCCCTTCTCATGGGTCGCACCCTTGTATACCTGAGAGTGACCACCCGACATTCCAACACCTGCCGCAAACGTTACCCGAAACCCATTACGCTTATTCATGATAGGCCCAATAGAATCGTACAGCATACCGCTTCGCTTTTTGAGACCTGACATCTTGTATCTACGCCTCATCTCTTTCGATAAAACATTAACGCCCTTAGCCGCAGCCTTCTTAACTACCTGCGGAGTCTTCTTTCCGACGTTATCTATTCGCTGTTGTAATTGGTCAAGCGTTATAGCTGTTACTGACATTCAATCCACCATGTATCTATCAAGCCATCCCACATATACAAACCCTCTCGCCCCTGCTTCCTTATCCTTCGCTTACATTCATCTGCCGGAACGCTAAGTAAAACAACCTCCGCGTCAAGCAGGCTTTCGTATTTACGCCGTTGATTTTTTTGTGGCGCACATTCAATAACCCATAAGTCAATACCAGATTCCTTACCGGAAAACTTATCATTGACAAATTGAGTTACAACAAACCCTTTAATCAGTAACATCAAATCAAGCAGTTCCTCCGGCTTATCGTACATCGGTAAAAGCGTAAACGATTGCCATATATAATCAAGATCGAGTACAACGTCACCGCGCTTCATATGCTCTTTTACATATGTAGTTTTACCCGAACCAACAGGACCACATACAAGCGTTGTCATTATCTACTTTGCCTATCACGATATATATTCAATACCTGGCGAACGCTCCACGGAATATCTTGCTCGAAAGTACGACTCATGCCCTCAAACGCCTCAGTTCTCACACCGATAGTATCCCGGTCATTCTCGCGGTTCCACATTAATTTGAGCTGCTCTTTAGCCGCGTGAGTCAAATCAAAAGACGCGTCAGTCGTGTAACCCGCCGAATACTCAACTTGTATATTCTTAGTGCCGCTATCAAACGAATCACCGTCAAGCTGTATAAATCCCATGGCTGTTGATAACATGACATCGGTACTCGTTACCTCGTCGCCCGTATCGCTGAAATCACGGTTTGCATTTATCGTTATAGTAATCGTGGTAGAGCTAATCGGGTAAGTAGTGAGCATCAATTCATTACTGCCGTCACCGCTGTAAATCTCGGTATAGTCGCGGCTCTTGAGATTACGGCCCGTCTCCGTGTTGAACCGATATGACACCGCGTTAATCAAATCTCTTACAAGATCGTCCTCGACCGTAGACGCGGCTGGAGTAACGCCGAGAAATGAAGCACCATCCTCAAAACTCAACAGCGCATTATCTGTATCGGTTACTAAAGCCATTACTTACCCTCGTACTCCCTTGTACCTGCACCACATACAAGGCAGATAGTTTCATGCTCATCCATGGTCTTATTACCGCAGCTATGACAAATGCGCTTCCACGGTACAACTACTTTCTTGACGTCCCTTTTCTCCATAGCGTTTTCAGGTACATTGTCAGTTGCTATTTCCATTACTGTGCCGTTCCTTCAACGTAGATATCAAGCTGACCGGTCAAACTTACCGCAGTGCTAATAGTCATGCTCATTCTAATCCTTTCGTCGCATAGCGGAAATCTGATACCTGGAAAGTCGGTAGTATTTCCAACCTGTGCACCCGTACTATCAACAGCGATATAACGTGGGTAGTACGTCCACTTGTCAGTACTCCCGATAGTCTTATTCCATATCGCGTTATCAGTTGCACTTTCAACATTGAGATGCAGCGGTGACGTAGTACTCAAGATAGTATCGGCGCTCAAGGTCGGTGTGTATGAAATCGAGTGCAACATACCGTTGAACGTCTTGCTGTATTGAGTATCGTTGCCCGTGCTATCCGCTACAATCGTAATCGTGTCTTTTACAAGATACATTTAATTCTCCTCATTCTTCCTTTGTATGCTCCCATGAACTGTGAGGATATACAAAGGCTTTATTCACCTGTTCAAAAGCACCTTGCGCTCCTTCTGCGCGTGATCTCTCGATCATGCTAAGGTTCACCTGATTATCAAAATGCTGTCTCTTCGCGCCTTGCTCTTCCTCAAGCTGTTTCATCCGCTGAGACATAATCGATAACTCGCCATCTTCAAATCCGTATTGATAAAAACATTTCAGCAAGTCGGACTCAGGCGGTATGTAAACCTTGATACCCTTGCCTTTCGCAATCCCGACATAATACTCACAAGATGGACGTTGACTCTGATACTCGATATCGGTTGCCATGTTCACGCCATAAATGTGAATCTCTTCTACACCGATGTAAGTAGCTAAAGCAATCTCCCAACTAATCGTATTGGTGAAATAACTACCATATGCTTCCTCTAACGGCTCTCTCGGAAATGGTACAGAGTTGGGTATATCGTCAAAATGCTTTTGCATCATAATGACAGTCTTGCGCTGATCCCGTAACCATTTCAGATGATCCTTGTACCGCTTGCCTTCCTTGATCCACTTGTAATCGTGAATCTCAAAAAGTACGTCAATCTTTTTTACGTCTGGAGCCATGTACATTTCATTGACACCCCAAAACTCAAAGCTCGGATCATCATACGGTGCCTTTTCTCTACCCGGCGCAAACCCTACGATACAGATTTTCTTCTTCGCTCCAACCGTCAGCTTGCGCTCCTCGATAGGAACGGGGGCGGCCTCAGTGACCGCCCCCAGTTTTTTTTGTAATTTCTCTCTCGTCGCCCTACTCGTTTTCTTTTCAGCCATACTCCCCCCTTTGAAATTAGGCCGTACTCCCAGTACTCGCGGTACTGCCAACAGCATATGCTACCATCCACGCAGTAGCACTGATACCTACAAAATGCATAGCCGCATATGCAGACTTTACACTCATGTATCGCTCGGTAGAGCTAATCGTAACCCCACTCCCGGCATCTATGTACCCAATAGCGGTACTTCCAAAACTACCGTCACATCTTACATACTTCGAAACTCCTGCCGCCGGAGCATCGAGTATGAAAGTACTCAATCCCGAACTCGCATTTGCAATCGAAGATATCCCGGCGTTGGCCATATTAGCCGCAGTCGTATCGGTCACAACCTCAAGCACAATACTCGCGCCGTCCGCGATAGCAATACTCCCGCCGCTTTCGACATTGATATCCCCGCCATCTTCAACGGTGACGGCACCACCAGAGGCGACGACCTGTTCGTCACCGCCCTGCACCATATACACTAATGGCATATATGTGTCATCAGCCATAATTTAATTCTCCTATCGGGGGCGGTTAGCCCCCGTCATTATTAAGTAGTCGGGCTTACAAAAACGCCGCTGTTAATTACACCCTCTTCGGAGGTGGGTTGAACAACCGGGCCGAGGCTTGAGTTGTACTGTATCGCCATAAGCGAAGCATCAACATCGTTTGCGGTGTCCTTGTAAATCATAGCCGACACATACCGCTTTAACGGCTTATGCACGTCAAGCACGTATAGGGTATTATCAATTGCCGGTATAGAAGTACTGATAGCAGCGGTAGCAGTAGAGCCTACCTGATCTCCCGTACCAGTATCGTCAGAGTGCATAAAATATACACCACCAAATCCACCGGTTGAATTAGTGTTTGCAGTAAAATGAGCAATCCACATTACACTATCGTAACCGGTCATATCCAAAACAGCAGTAGACTGTAAAGTCGTGGTCCCGGTAGACGGAGACATTACACCATGAAACTTAGCATTCTTTAACAAATTCATTATATCCTCCTTACGCCATCGTCACTCTGGCGAATGCTTCCTCGAGGACCGGCATACCGTCAGTTTCTTTGCGAAGTACATAACCATTCTGATTAGTCGCAGCGTACAGCTCGATGAGTACCTGAATCTCCATGTTCAGCGCGTCGGCAATCCAGTAGTTACTGAAGTCACCAATTATACCAACATATAATCCAGTAGTAAGCGTACTCGGGGCATATTCGCTCGACAGAAAAGGAATGTCCAGAATAGTATCAGGTTTGTCGGTTGCAATACCGGCGCGCCAAATATAGTTACCTTCGCCATCTTTCAGCTTTCTAATAACCTTGATTATGGCCCTGTTGAAAATCCACCGCGCGGCAGCTATATACTGATCCTTCATCGCGTATCTTGTCTCAATCAGATTGTCAGCCTTTAGAGCGGTAGCGGTGTTTCCTGTAGAAACATC